TTAAGTAAATAAAGTTTTCGTAGTTATTCATTAGTAGTTTGGTTTCCTTTTTTTTTTTTTATTATTTTTAGTTATTTTTTAACTAGCTCAAACATCTCGTTAAAAGTAATGTTGTCAATAGAATAGTCTTCTCCTAGTGAATTAAACCAATACTCTTCTTCCTCGGTTTCTTTGAACTTTACTATGTCAAAAAACTCGTTAGGTGGACCCCAACTTACAGACGGGTCTTTTTTTACGTTAACCTCAACAGAACTAACTGTCATACACTGGTAAGGTGAAAGTTTAGGGCCAACAAGGTAGTCAATATCTTCTCTTACGTTTAAAACGTGATCTTCCCCAAAGACTACTACTAAGCGTTCTATAGACTTTACTTGTAGTACGTCTCCAACTTTTAAAGTAGCAGCATCTAAGCAGCCTTCAGGGTTATCCCAAATATTGTCAAACATAATAAACGTGCCTCCAGTTAAAGTTAAGCAGCGTCAGGGTCGTTATTGTTGTCGTCATCAGGAAGCAACCCTAGTGCTACCTGTTGTTCGTAACTAGTCATAACTGTAGCGTTACTTCCAGTAAAGCTCTTAGCCACTTTAGCTTTGGCTGGTTTAGGTTTTGCTGCTTCCCAGAGTTTTACAAGGTAGTCTTTTTCCTCTTGAGAGAACTTTTCGATGTTTTTGATAAAAGTGTCGAAAGCGTGCTGCTCTTTAATTTTCTGTTGGATAAACTCTTTGAAGTAACGCTCAAGCCGAATGTGGTCACGCATTTCTTTCATAGTTTCTTTTTGCTTGTTTACATCAGTCATTTCCGTATTCCTTTTTTCTCTTGTGGTTATAGCTTTTATTTTAGTGTGTTAAGAATACTAATAGTTCCAGTAAGCCAAACTATAAAAAACAACGCAAAAGCACGTACTTCTTCGCTTGTACTGTAAATCCAAGCCCAGTCAAAAGTAATAAACAACCCACCAAAGTACATTAAAACAAAACTATACAAAAGCGAAGTAAGTAGTACCTTAAACATTTACGCATTCCTTTTTTTCGTAGAGGTTAACCCAAAGTTTTCCCAGAGAAGATTTAAAGTCTGTATGAAGAATAGCCCTACCGCCTGCTTCCCTCCAGTTGTTACAGTTAACAGCAAAGTCATCAATAAGAATGTCATTAGGAGAGTGCATAAACAGTGGTTTACTTTTACCACCGTAAACAGGTAAAACGGTTACGTGAGGACAAATATGCTTGTAAACCCACTGACGCTTTTGTTTTGCAGCCTCGTGGTAGTTAGACTTTGGAGCAGCAGTTAGTATAGCTAGTTCAAGACCAATAATATTTACTCGGTCAAAAAACTCTTTTCCACCTTCAAACAGAGGTAACTCGGAAAAGAAGTTTTTGTGGCTGTTAATGCTACTCCAAACAAAAGCATCTGTAGTTTTTCTAGGGTGAACCCCAAAAATTTCTTCAAAGTAGGTGTCAAAATCAGCTAGGACACCATCTAAGTCTAAGTAAAGTCTAGTCATTTTAACTTTTCCTTGTTGTTAAAAGCTCATAAAGGCGTTTGTTTTGCTTTCGTAAGCTTGTAATTTTTTCTGCGGCAAGGTTCATAGTTAGTAGCAGCTTGCTAATTGAAACAGTGCTGTCAAACTCTAAGTTGTTAACACTAGAACGCAACAGGTCAACAACGTCAGGATTTTTTGGTGTGGCTGTCATTTTTAAAGTTTTCATTTTTGTATTCTTCCCATGAGTTTTCTGACTCTAAAGCCTTTTCAAGGTAGTCATAAGTACCCCCCCAGTAACAGCTGCGCTTTGCTAACTTAATAAAAATAGTTGTTAGCTTGTATCTTATGACTTCCAAGGGTTATCTCCTGAATAAGGGTTATACTTTTCGCCCCTGTAAACAGGTTTCGAAGAAGAAGGAGGGTAGTCTTCTAGGTTGTTAATAGCTTTTAAAAGCAAGGTAGTTTGTCGCAGAGACAAAGCTTGTTGCTGTCCTTGTATGTCCATACCTTTAACAAAAGCTTTTAGCTCTATTGCTGTCAGAGATTCTGTACTTTTTGGTGTAGCAGGGGTAAACATTTTTTAAACTCCTTAAAGAGTAATTGGTTGGAAGTCTTCGTGAGAAGGCTCAAGCCTACCAGTGTGGAAGTCATACTTAAACGAACCAGAAGGCCCGGTCAAACCAGTATAACGACACTTGAGAACCTTTGTCTGAATAATGTTTCTTTCCTCATCTGACTCAGCGCCTAAGTCTCGGGCAAAGCCAATAATGTCCATACTAATTTGTTTAATAGAACCAGAACCTCTAATGTCATCAATAGAAGGAATTCTACCGTCTTCAAAAGACTTGCTTTGAGAGTTAGCCTTTCGTAGGTGACTAATAAGCCCAATCCAAACATCATACTTTTTAACTAACTTTAGCAGGTCGTTCATAACCTTGTCTACTGCTTCGTTACCAGTTAACCCTTCCGAGCCTTCTGAAACGAGAATAGTAATGTGGTCAATAAAAATATACTCACAACCACTAAGACACATGTGCTCAAGAAAGTCCATAATAGAACCGTCGTTAATAGAACCGTAGTGGTCTAACACCATAACTCTGTCTGTGTCAAACACTTTGTCGTAGCCTACTCGAAGTTCATCTAAAGGAATTTCATTTTCAGCAGGGTTTTTAAAGATAGCTGCACCAGCCAGCTTTCTAGCTGTTTCAGCAGGAGACTCTTCTAAGCTGATAATTCCCATCCTAGACTCAGTAGTATCAATAAGGTGTAAGGCAATTTCTCGTAGTAGTGTTGATTTTCCGGAGCCTGTACCAGAAGTCCAAAGAGTGATTTCACCTTTACGCATTCCTTTTAATTTTTTGTTTAGCCCGTCCATGAAGGGTGGGTAAGGCACTGACTCAATACTGTTATACTCTTCAAGTTTTTTCCAAAGTTCTTCCTTACCTAGGATACCTGCAGGAGTGTAACGTGTTGTTTGGTAAATACAGTTAACAACTTCGTTTGGAGTAGCAAGCCAAGCAGCACTAGCATCCTTTTCAGAGTGAGTTGCTAACCTGATTTTATCGTAACCAATAATCCTTGCAGCCTTTTTAACTGCCTCTTGTCCTTTAGCATCGTTATCAAACCAAAGAACAACTTCATCAAAGTTACGAATCCAAGCTCTTTCTGCAATTAAGTCATCAGTGCAAGAGGCTGAACGAATAGACACAATAGGCATGAACCTTTTGTACTTTTTATACCAAGCAGACTGAAGAGCCATAGCATCTAGCTCTCCTTCAGTAATTACAAGCTTTTTACCACCAGAGTAGTTTTGTTGTCCAAACAAACCCCCTTTTAAGTTACCAATAGAAAGGAACTGCTTGGGAAGAATACGCTGTTTGTAAGCTACTAGCACACCCTCTTCGTAGTAAGGGTAAAAGTGTGCGTCAATTTCACCGTCAAGGTCGTGAGAAACCCTTACGTTGTAGTGTTCAGAAACAGGTTTAAAAATGTTTCTTTCTCTAAACCCTTTTATAGGGTAAACAGTTTCAATTTCTTTTAGTCTGTTAGCAAAGTTTTCAGGTTTAGCTGTCATGTTGTTGTAGGGTTTCCTTTCAGTTAGTTCTTTAGTATCGCTTGCTTTAAAGTAATGTTCACAACTAAAACAAAAGCCAGAACCGTCTTCGTAAATTTGTTTTGCATCTGAGCTATTACAGTTATCACAAGCTAGGTTTCTGCTTGTTACTCTTGACATTGTTTCTTTCTATTGTTTAATTTGCCTAACTTTTTCTACAGCGCCGGGAATAATTGAGGGGAAGTCTCTTCGTAGTAGGGTACCCGCTCTTAACTCATCTAAAGTAATAAAGTACTTGTGCCTGTGGGTTATTTCAGGCCAGTGCTTTATCATAGTCTTTGCTAAGTTATCGAAAGCGTAGTCAGTTAAGAGCGGGTTATCTTGTACGTAGTAGGCGTAAGCTGCCATAATGTACCAAGGTACTGTTAAGTTTTTGTTTTCCTTAGTAAGAGACCGCATCAGCTGGTATCTATTCACCAACGTCAACTCTAAAGATAATACCAAAGTCTACAAGCATTTTGTACACTTCAGGAAGACCTTCAGCTGTTTTACCAGAAAGTTTAGTGTACTCTCGACCACCGTCAATACAACCTGTGTCACAGCAGTGGTAGTCGTGGACGTGTTGAGAGTACTCGTAGATACCTTTACTGTCTTTAATCATAGAAAAGTCTAACTCTTCAACCCAGTCTGCGTTACAAATTAAAACATTTCTAGCCTTGAAGATTCGTGTAGAAGGCGCACTGTAGAACAACCCAAAGTAGTGGTTCCCAAACTCAGGGTGAGGTGTTTCTCTGTAGTACACGTCTACAACAGGACCGCCTCGGTGTTGCTGAGTCGTAATAACGTAGTTACAAGGTACTCCGTCTTTATCACTGTAAAACTCTTCAACTTTATCTACGTTAAAAACAGGTCGTAAGTTAACTTCTTCTGGGAGTATAATCATACTGTTACTTTCTTTTTACTAAAATTAGCAATAATCCTCAATACTTACACTATAACCTATAGTCTTAAACACTTGTGCCATGAGTTTTTCACCACCAACACCAGCCTCAAAGTCTTCATGGTTCCATCGGAAGTTCTGAACAACTCTTGCACTATCTATGTGTTTGATATCTAGTGACCATCCTTCATACTCACTATATATCTGAATAGTGAAATCTTGTGGGTTTATAGCCATACTGTTACTTTCTTTTTACTAAAATTTGCTTTGGTTTAGGTGGGTTAGCAAGCTTTTTTTGGCCTTCTAAAAACCCGTCTTCCCAAGCTTCCTTAACAATAAGCCGAAGTTGGTCGTTATCGTCAGGCAGTAGTGGCATACAAAACTCATAACGTTTTTCAAAGCTCATTTGTGTAGTCCTGTATTCATACTAAGTAACTTTTCCAGGTTTTCCACAACTTCTTTTTTATGCTGACTGTATCCTTCTTCCCAACCTTCATTGTAGTCGCTAACGTTGTTTTCTAAAGCAGCTTCCCAGCAACGTTCAAGTTGAGAGTACATATCATCACTCTCTGGCGCGAGGTCTGCGTAGTTGAGGAAGTACCAGTCATCAAAAAAAGTCATCAGAACTGCCCACCACTCAAGAGTGCTTCAACACCAACAAACCACGCAGTGCTGCCACCATCAAGCGACGTCGCTACCTTACCATAGATAGTTGTACTATTACTGATACCGTAGCGGAGCCCAAAAGAGACTGCCTCAAAGCTGTCACCACCTTGGAGGATACCACCAATACCACCACCGATGGAAAAGTCACCTTCACCGGGAGTGCGCAACTCCAAGCCACCGAGTGCAGTACTTGCTGCAACACTGTAACCATACCGCTCCATCATGTTATCGAAAGAATCCTGTGGGAATACTGCGTCTGTACCATTAGCACCATTGACACCGTCTATACCATTGGTACCATCTGCACCATCCCGTGCTTCGAAACCTGTGATTTCCACATAGCGAACGCTGAGGTCACCGTCTGCACCAGCAACCATGTCTTGTGTCTGTAAGCGCAGTATACCTGTTGTAGGGTCATACGTACCAGCCACGACACGTTGATCTTCGTTGTTGATTTCTTCCATGGCTGCGATAATGTTGGCACGAGTGCGCAGATTAGGGTTGTTTTCCAATCGTTGCAACTGACAACCTGCATTACAACCTTGTGCGAATGTTGGTGCTGCAATAAGCATCATGGCAACGGTGGTCATCATCATAAGTGTTTTTTTCATTAGTCTTCTCCGGGTTACACCTATATAGGTGGGATTTATCAGTTATTAGTTATTTAAAAGTGTGTCTTCTATTTCCATAAAGTTTAAAGCTCGTAGTGTTTGTCAATAAGCTCAGAAATGTTTTGAGCAAGTTTAGTCTCGCTGTTTTCACAAAGTACTTCAATAGCACTAAGCAGGGTGTAGTACTCAGCAAACCTTTTCTCGGTTCTACTAAACTCGGCCTCTATCAGCTTAGAAAGACTTGCAAATTTTTCATGAAGCTTCATAACCTACTCCCCTTTTTCACCAAACGAGTTTTCCCACTCTTCAGCAGTAATACCTGTTAGTAAAAACTCTCGCTCGTCTGGAGTTAAGTTTGGCATGGCGTTTTGGATTAGCATCCCACCCTCCCAGTTTTCTAACTGAGCTTGTGTGTAAGGAATTTCTATGGTAGTTTCCACACCAGTAAAAGGTGAACGTTTAGTAACCTTTGGCATTAGCTTTTTCCTAGTTGTCGTTTCATTGAGTTTATAAAGGTTTCATTTTTAAGACTTGGTGGGCTTTTAGGTAAAAACCTAACAGCGCCGATGTTTCTATTATAAAACGTAGGTACTTTTTTCTCAGGGTCAACGTACCGGGTCATAACACCTAAACACATTTGAGTGTAGGCTTCTGCGTAGTACAACTCACCCTTAGTTTTGTACAAGTCAACTATAACAAAGTTGAAGCTTTCTTTTCCTAGCTTAGCGATATCCTCGTTAAGCCACTTTGAAGAACCTGTGTAAGTTCTCCAAGCCATTTCTTTTCCGTAGTGTTTAGAAGACTTTCTACCTTGGTTTCTGAACTGTTTCTTCCCAATGTAGTACTGGGAAGATTTCATATTTTTAATACAGTAAATAAACCCAAAGTAGTCTTTTTGATCGAAGCTTTTAGAAAAAGACCAATGACCTAAGTCACTCTCTTTCTTTAATAGCTTCATTAAACACCTCACGAGTTAGTTTAAAGTGATCACCGTAGTGTCGCCAAATATGGATCAACCTAGCGTTAGCAAGTAAGTTCTCATAACCTTCTTCTCCGTAAGCTTTAAAGTAGGCTCTACAGGTAGCCTCTTTTCTTTGTTTAGAGGTTGTTAACCCAGACAAAATTAGTTCAGCCTTTACAGGACCACACTTAGAAATACCGGGAATGTTGTCAACTCCGTCTCCCATAAGCATTTGCTTCCAGTAGTGGTGATCAGCAAAGTCTTCAGTTACTCTGTAGATAGTGTCTGTTCTGTTGTTGTAGTGTAAGCCCGGAATACAGTGTAAGTCTTTGTCAATAGAAGCGATAGCATGAGGCTTATCCCCCAGTTCAACAGACCATATCCTAAGTAGGTCATCAGCTTCGTAGCCAAAACAGACAGCGGAACTGCTAAGAGATTGAGCATAGGTTCTTAACTCCTCAAACCAAAGTTTTCTTCCATTATTACTAACTTTACGAGCACTAGAAAGCTTGTAGTTACTGTAAAGGTCTTTTCTAAAGTTTTCGCTAGTACCTAAGGCTACCGCGTAGTCGCTAGCAAACAAAGCTTCAACAATTTCTTTTATAATCTTTCTATAGCTAGCTTTTGCTGAGGCTAAGTCTTTAGCAAACCACGCGGCTTGGTGAAGTATAATGTCACCGTCTATTAGTGCTATCATTTAGTCTCCTTAGAGGGTAAGTTCTAGTTTGTCACCGGGGTAAAACAGTTTAAGTATGTCTGGGTTGCCAGAGCCTTCAAGTGCGTCTTTTACATCTTTTACAAAACTATCAAAAGGCCTACAAGTAACCAAAGCCTGAGTTGGGGGTGCATCAACGGAGTCACAACCACAGATAAGTACAGCATTACCAGTAAGAGCTTCTTTAACTACTAAGTGTGTGTAGTAAAGTAGCGCAATAGGTTCAACTACTTTAGCTACTGGTGTTACAGAAATAAGTTTCATTTTACAACTTTCCTAAGTTTGGTCATAAGTCGGGAGTAATTTAACTACAAGACTTTGTTAAGCTTTTCCGTTTACAGAACG